ATGTCTTTTCGATTAATTCCAATCGCTTGCGGAGAATTAGTAAGCGTCCCGCTCCATTTTCTTCACCTTTTCCACCATTCGTCCCGTCCGGTGGCGCAGGAATATAACCTCTTAAGACTTCTATGCTGGCATTTATTAAATCAAGGTCTTGCCGTTGTAAAGGAAGACCTTGTTTAGCCCTGAACAATAAACCTGAGAGTTCATCGTAATTGATACCTGATTTGGTAATTATGTCTCTGACTTTCGCATCGGTAGTCGGATAAGCAGGTTGTGTTACCACTGATACATCAAAAAGAGGGTCAACTTCTTTAATGGTCCTTATTGGCATTTCGCCCTTCTTTTCTTCCCATTCTTCATCCGTTACCATAAATGCAAATGACATTTGATTCAGGTCGCCGCGCTCCATCGGGGTTATAACCATATCTCTGATTAACTGCGTGTCAGGAAAATTTATTTCAACAGCCAGTCCTTTATCGTCTTCCTCCATTTTTAGCGTCCCGCTGGAACTTCGTCCAAGAATCCAATTCGCGTCATGATTGAAAAGTGCACGGGTATCTGATATTTTCAATGTTTTCTTGAATGCCCCCGGTGCAATTTGTTCACGATATGACCATATGTCTGTTAAGGTATTAAATACAGCTGCATGGCCAGATATGATCGGCTGATTTGAGTCACCGCGCTTTTCAACTTTTATTTCCGACAGATTAAAGATTCTTCTTTCCATTTGTTTATTCATCTTCGTTCAGCTCCTTCCATAGAAGGCCAACATCTTCGATCTGAAGCTCATTGCCTTCTAATATTGTCTTTCTCGCTCTTTCGCAGTGTTTTTTTGAGAAGTTCCCACATATATCCCTTGCTTTTTGCTCATTTTCGGGTGAAATATCGCCGTATTTTGTTTCAAAATAGCTTAAAAATACAGGCAAAAGATTCTTACCAATGAACTCAGGAGGCTCTTTATAGTAGTCATTTGTCCAATTCTCGAAGCCTTCCCGCTTGATTTCCCGCTGAATATCGGCATTTTCGCGCTTAAAAACCCTATTTAAGGCATCAGAAAATAGCCTTTCGTATGCTTTTTTGAGGCTGCTTTGCGGGTTATCGGGAGGTTTTGTGTTGGTCTGAGTCTTATTTCCTCCACCTCCTGGATTCTCAATAAGGTAACTGAGTGATTGCATATTGGATTCGACAATATATAACTCGCCCTCTTCGCCCGGTATGGGGTTACGGTTTTCTATTTCAGCCCAATCATTGGCGTTGATGATTCCATTTCTTCTTTGTACTTGTAAGGCTTCGGATCGGCTTTTCATGTCGCCACGGAGTAACCCATCAACGAGAAACTCACAAAAGTATACGTCTTGATGCTCTTCGGGTATCAAATCAAGATTTAAATATGATTCCCATCTTACAAGCCACGGCCGAAGGGTATAAACAACAAATTCTATGCCTTGATGCTCTATGTTGTTATTAGTTGATTCCTTTAAGTCGGCTATCAAATGCGGCTGAACACCATAAAATCGGGCTATTTCTGTAACTTGGAACTGCCTTGTCTCAAGGAACTGGCTGTCTTCCGGAGGAATGCCGATGTTTTTAATATCCATGCCTTCTTCAAGTAGCATTAATCTATGGCTTTTCCCTAATCCTCCATATGCATCTGTCAGATAGCTTCTTAAACTCTCAATGCTTTTTTGGTCTTCCATAACCGGAGCATCAAGGGGTCTTGTTACCACTGCTCCAGGATGAGTTCCGCTTCCAAAATATCGCGCTCCGAATTCTTCTGTAGCAAGTGAAAGCCCTATTGCTTCCCGTGCCAATGTGATAGGCGAATATCCTTTTATTCCGTCAAACCCGAGTCCAGGAATATGTAAAACCCTGAATTTAGGTAACTTGTATTCAATCCCATCAATTTGAGTAACGTAATAGAGTTCCTTTGTGATTTTATCTCTTTCCGGTCTAGTTCTGTCAGGTCTTAATGGCCATAAAGCTATCGGATACCCGTTTTCGCCATATTCTATCTCACTATAGCAATTACCCCAACCCAAAATATGCCCCATCATTGTTTCCCGCCAAGTGAAAGAGGGCATTATGGGATTCGCTTTAGTGTGGATAAGCTTATATAACGGATACGATGTGGCCCTTTCCTTGCCTCGTGGATTTAGCCTTTTGTAGATTGGCAAAGGAAGAGAGGCCAGCGTGTCACTTAAAAGGCGTATGCACGCAAAAACCGCCGTTGAACTTAAGGCGCTTTGTTCGTTTACAGTAATCCCGCTATGGCTTTCCCTGCCTCCAAAAAAATCCTTAAGCCATTTTTCAGGATTTGCCACCCCGGACCGTTTTTCAAGCATGCTCGTTAATATCCCCATTTATTTCACCACCTTCTTCCCCTTGGGCCAGCCGAGATAAATCAGAAATAGGCCGGGTATCATTAATGCCAATGGAATATAGACCATATAGAGACCTATAGCCAGCAGGATGATTCCTGCGAGTATGCTTATGTCAGCCGCTTGTTCGGCAAGCCATTTTGAAATTTTCTTCAAATTATCACCTCCAAGGGCAACAAAAAAAGAGGCCAATCTCCCCTCCGCGTTAACGGAAGAAAAACTGACCTCTAGGGTTCTGCGTTTCTCTTTTTATTTAATTAGTTTTTGCTATAGATAAGCCACTTAAGGTGTGCCACTCTTGGAGCGAAGTATCGGAAAAACTATAACCTACCCTACACGTAACTATAGCCATATTCATTATATCACTTTATTATTAAACTTGTATATGTCTTACATCTACCACAGAATATTTTTATCTCTGTTTCATCGTCTGCAACAAATTGTATCTCTGTGCTTCGGCATGTTAATATATTTCCATGTTTCAGTTCTCCAAACATTTTATTGCAGTCTGTGTTTACACATCTTATCTCGTTCAACCTCATCACCTCACATTGTTATAACTCCACGGGTTTCATATATGGATTTCTTCTTTTTAGCTCCTGCTGCAATTGCATCTTTTCTGGCTTCCCAAGACAAAATTGAAGCCATAGCAAGATCGATTTTATGGGGAGAATCTTTTCTTTCTTTGCGAATAAGCCACAATGTTTTCCCGGTTTCTTCATCTTTCTGTGGCAATTCATGCTTATATGAGTTTCCAATATGCCTGATTAAAACACTGTTTCCATCGTGCGAAATATCGCCACTGGTTATTGCTGTATCGTAGCTTTCAAGAGCATAAGACATGGCTTTTCTGCGATTAGTCCCTCATTCAATTACCTTGTCACTGCCCTTCTCCCCTGCCCACTTTGCAAGCCATGACTGCCAATATGGTGGATCTGCATACATTCTCCATACATTGTAACGTTGAAATGCAGCGTGTACGGCATCATCAACTTCTTCAACTGGTACCTGCCAATTTTCTGCACCAAACGGGCATTCCCATACTCCCAATACCCATTGATAACCGGTTTCAACATGGGTGGCAACTAATCCGGTAGAATCGTGAAATTGCGCTCCGTCAAAACCAAGTGTTATTAAGTCCCCATCTTTTACCGGGTTTGTTTTATTGATCAAACTTTTCCATTTTTCAGTATCAAATGCTTTTTGACTTGATTTTACTAAACGATTGCACCAAACACGTTCCCAATAACTTCTGTCTGTTGTAGGGTCACGCCATAGCTCAACTATAGCATCAATATCGCGCCATGCCGACGCCGGGCCTGATGCTTCGATAACTGCCGCTCTCGCTCCTTCTTCTGTCTCTAAATCCTGTTCATCAGATGCTTGCCTGTGAAAATAAAAAAGGCGGGCATCTTTTACCCGTCCTTCTTTGATTGCTCTTGCATAATCCATAGTAGATTCCGCTACCGAACCAGCTCCCAATTCCGGGGCTGTTGTTACTTCCAATGCCCATGCGTCTGAAAGTTTTCTTTTTGGCAAGTTTGCCATCATAGTTTGATGTGCTTTTATAAGCTTTTGACTTGTCCACCAGTGCGTTTCATCAGCAAGCTGGAATGTTGTTCTTGCTCCGTCTCTTGCGCTCGGGCTTGACGAGAGGGAAACGGCTTTTCCGTCTCCATTCCGGCGCATTATCCTCTCGAATCCAATATCAAAATCATCGCGAATAGGGCTTTCTTCAAGTATTGCTTTTAGCGCTCCATAAGCTAATTCATCAGACTGTTCCTCGGTATAGGCTACCAATGGAATATATGGGTCGGTTACTGGCCCGCCTATCGGATTACCTTTTTTGTCAAATCCTATGCACCTTACAGGGGCTTCAGGGTGTAGTTCACATGCAGCTATCCACGCTGCGAATTCAGTTTTTGCAAGTCCTTTTGCCAGACTTAGTCCTACGCGTTTAAACCTTCTCCGCCCTGCCGATATATGCCCTTGCGGATATATTTCATATATGCGCCAGATTAAAGCGCGTTTTTCATCATCTACTATTGCAGGCTGTCCGCGTAAATCTCCAGGGCCAAATACTAAGTTTTCCTCTATAAAATCGCAAACCAGCGGCCCCAGTGTCGGCCACGGCTGTTTGTCCATGGGAACCATTAAAACGCTCATTCAGCCACCCCTAATATTCCTCTCGGATCAGCTTTATGCGGTCTTACGTTTTGCTGTTTGGGATTTCTCTTTTTTTCAGCTTCTTCACCTCTTGCAACTTCCCATTGTAAGCGACTTCTATCTACGGGCGATAATCCAAATCGTGCTTCTTGCAGTCTGATTTCTCCTAATGTTTCTTTTGCGCCAACAAAACCACAATTGTTATAATAATTATCTATAAGGATTGCAAGCCTTGCCAATCCATCAATGTCTGTCGGTAAATATTCTCCTGCCATCGGAGATTCCCACACACGCCCCCACCAATCACGAGTGAGTTTGTGAAAGATACGTTTGTCAGGATTTTGCAATTCAGGTATTTTTTTTGATCTATTTTCAGGATGCGGCAAGGTTGCTGCTCCTGATTGTTTATTTCTGCGCTGCCTTAAATTAGCAGGCTTTGGTGATGGTCCTGGCATAATCTTACCTCCCTTATAAAAACTTCCTCAACTCGTACATAGAAAAATCATAC